GCACGCTCTTCGACGCGAACGTCCTGCACCTCGGTAGAGCCAGCGCCTGACGGGTAGTTTCCGTACATTTCAACGTACGCCCGCACCGAAGTTGCCGAGGCGACGAGGGTGCCCGAGTATTTCGTCCACGTGTTCAGCGGTACCGTGACTCCGTCAAACCCGCCTGTCGGTGTGATGCCGGTGACTGTGTATACGGTGTCAACGCCAGCGGCGTTGACCATTCGAATGCGGAAGTACGAGGTGCCCGTACCAGAGATGCGGCGAGCGTAGAGACGAAGGCTGTACTCACGACCTGGGGTGACAGCGAAGTACTCACGAGAGGCAGCGTACCCGTAGTCGGCGGTGGCAGTCATGCGCACCGCGCTGACCCCAGCAACACCATCCGTCAGCGAGACGATGCTGCCTCGTCCGTTGAAGTTCCACGCTGAAGCGTCCATACAACCAGGGTCAGCGTTCAACGCCGAGCCCTGACCGGTGATGAGGATCTTGCTTGCGACGACCGAACCAGTCGCGAGCGATGCAGTGACCACCGAGCCAGCTTGCAACTTCGGCGTGCTGATGCTGTTGTCCGCGATCTGTGTGTTCACGATCTGACCAGTCACCTTCGCAGCGGACAGGGCCGCGATCTGCGCGTCGGTGATCGTGCCCGAGATGTCCACTGCGGCCACGCCGACTGGCGCGGTGCTGTACTGCGCGGACACATTCAAGCCTGTGCCAGCGTAGTCCTTTGCGAACACGTCGTACGCCGCGAGCTTGTAGTAGTACGTCGTGCCGACCGTGGCAGCCGTGTCGCTGAGGTACGTGTCCGAACCTTCGTAGATCAGGTTCCCAAGCGTGGGTGTGAACCCGCTGGTCGTCGAGCGCCAGATCAGGAAGCCAGCGAAGTCAGGGTCCGATGGGAACGAGTACGTCAACTTGACCGAGCCGATACCAGCCGCGACAGCGATACCGGTTGGAACAGCAGGTGCACTGTTCGTGAAGGTCGTGGTGACTGGATTCGACAGGTTGTTGTTCGCGTCACGGCAGCGCACCTGAACCTGCATCGTGCGACGTGGACCAGCATCGGCGGTGTTCATCGCGTACGTGTACGAAGCGGTCTGAACGGCACCCGCAGTGACGGCCGCGATGTACACCGTGCGGACCGTTGTGCTGCCAGCGGTTTCGATGAATCGCACTTCAAAGTCACGAAGCACGTTCGCCACGGTGCCGTTGCTAGACGGGTTCGTCCACTGGAAGTTGATGTCCAGCCCTGAGAAGGTCGTGCCACCACCGATGACGGTGAGACCAGTCGGCGCATTGAGAGTCGATGCCGAGCCGCCTGCGGTACTGATCGTGTACGAGCCAGTAGCAACCGGCCCGAGGGCTTCTTGCGCCGATCGAGCGAAGACTTGGACCTCGTACGCACCGTCGAGCACGTTGTGAAGGTCGTACGACGAAGCGTTGATCGTGACCTCGTCCCATGAAGTCGAGGCGCGACGGTAGCGCAGCAGGTAGTTCTTGATCGTTCCCGTCACTGGGCGCGACCACGAGATGTTCAGCGACCGTTGGATGACACCGTTGTTGTTCGTCGAGCCTTCGCGGAAAGCGAGGTTCAAGACTGCGGTCGGCAACGTCGGTGGTGCTTGGTAGACCGAAGGCGTGCCCGTCGGAGTGCTGTCAACACGCCCAAACTTGTTCGAGTCGTACTCAACAGCCGAGACCATGTAGACGCCTGGGCTGTCTTCCTTGACGTTTGTGACCTTGAACAGGCGCGGGCTGACTGCACCAGTCAAGATGAAGTCGGCACCTGCGATTGCTGTGATGACTGCACCAGAGAAGTTGATCGTCGAGAGCGTGCCAGTCGAAGTGATGGTGCGCGTTTCGATGGACACCCCATCGCCACCCACCACGTCAAACGTGTACCCGCTGACCACGTCGATCGCGCGATCAAGGGTGACACTTGATGCAGTGGTCGAAACGACCTTGGCTTCATTGATGACGTTCGCAAAGTCGGTGTCCATGACCTTGACGACTTCACCGGGCTCCATGCCAGCATTGGCAAAGCCGACTTTGAAGATCACCGAGTCGAGGTTGTTCAGCGAGGTGTCAACGTGCCACTTGGCAAGGCGCAGTGCCTGCCCTTCAGTGGTGATGCCGAGGCCAGTGACCTCCTTGACGTTCAGCCCGTACCGAGCGATGCCCGTAGCGTCCTGGTAGTAGCAAGGCGTGCTGAGCCAGTTTTCGGCTGGGTTGTTCCAGTGCACGATGCACGCGGTCGAACGCGTGTTCTTCTGCGACGATGCGTACTCGAACATGCCATCGACGACGTTCGAGTTCGTGATCAGGCGCGACCAGTTCGTTGGTCGGTCCTGCACCAGCTTGACGCGATTGCCAGAGGTGTAGACCGCAGCCGCGCAGGACGCGGCGATGTTCTGCAAGGTCGTCCATGCCGACCCTTGCTCCATCAACGGAATGTTGAACGTGTACCGTGGCTCGGTGCCCGAGATCGCCCCGTTCACCAGAGCTGGCACCAGCCCGTCGTTGTAGACGGCAGAGTCGTAGAACGAGTACTGGTCAACGTCCGCCGCCGACACCACCGAACCCATGCCATGCGACGCGTTCGTCAACAGGTCGTACATCACCCAAGCTGGGTTGTCGCAGACCTCTGGCAACGCCTTGAAGAGACCGTCCCACGAACCTGAGTACGCGCGGGTTGCGACCGTGTAGTTCGACGGCACCTTGACCTTGATGCCCTTCATGTCGTACGACACGAGCGGGTACGAGGTGCCAGTCGCCTCAGCGGTGACGGTCAGGCCGAGGTAAGCGCGACCATTGAACGGAAGTTGGGCGTACTGAAGCTCAGCCGCCGTTTGGAGGTAGATGTCGTTCGCAATCGTCGAGGACGAGTTGTCGGCGGTGACCCGCACGATCTTCACGGACCACACGCCAGCACCCGATGGGCGGTCGATCAGGTAGTCAACGTCGGCGGCGGAGGTGCACTTGTCGGTCTTGGTGATGTCCTTGACCAGAGAGAACGCACCAGCTCCAAGGCGGCGGTAGATCTGGAAGTTGACCGTTGTGCCAGTGGTATCGCCATTCGACTGCTGGGCGAACAGGGCTGGGAAGCGGATCGTGACGCGGATCGCGTCAGGTGCGGACGTGCTCGACGAGTACGTGACGGGCGCAGCAACAGTGACGCGCGTTCCGATGTTGAAGGTGCTCGACGCCGATGGGTACCCAGGCATCACAGCTTGAGATGGGAGCCCGTACCGTTCGTCAATCTTGGTCTGGGCGAAGTTGAACGAGCCGTCCGCGTTCTGCACAGGGACGTTGTTGAAGTACACGGACTTCAACTTGTTCGTCTGGTCAGCAAGACCACCGACTTCCCCGTCAGAAGTCAGGAAGAGGACGCGAGCTGTCGTCTTCGAGATCAGGGTGTTCGGGGACTCGACAGGTTGGTGTGGCTCATCACCACCGCCACCAGCGCCCAAGATGTATGGAAGGTCATTGAACATGCTTAGGCCTCGTCGCTAGAGAAGTCGGTGCTGATGACGACCGACGAGGCACGCTGGACGCGCCCATAGATCAGTGGGATTGGGCCGCCCTGTGAAGTGACGTTCACGGCACCGTTGTAGATGGCCGAGCCCTTGTCGTTCTGCGGCTGGGTTGGCGTTTGGGTCTTCGGCTTTGTGAGTGCTTCGACCACTCCACCAAGAACCATCGCCACACCAAGGTTCACGGCCCAAGGCTGGTTGAAATACGCGCCAGCAATGATGAGGACGATGCCAACGATGATGCGAAGCGTGCTCGATGCACCTTCGACGGCTGGCAGCAAGTGCAGCGTCCGCTTGGACAGCGCCTTGCCAAGGTCGTCTTCACCCAGGTCATTGCCCTTCTTGACTGGCCCATCAGTGAGGTGCCAGTCGTGCGTGCGGCAGTCTTCCTTGAACTGAGGTCCAAACCGCGACACGAGGCCGCTCATGAGCTGGAACATGTTCGAGCCCGCAAGGGTCACCTTCTTGCCGTACTTTTGGCCCATGAAGCCGTGGAGGTAGATGGTTCTCAGCACTTCACGTACCTCGCAGCGAACTTGATGTACGAGGCCCACTTGCCGAACGACTCGACGCACGAGACGCGGCCTGACCAATGGCTCAGGACTTCGTTTTCGCCGAGGTAGATGCCCAGGTGGTTCACGACCGGGCTGCGGACTTGGTAGAACAGCACGTCCCCGTGCTGAAGGTCAGCCAGCGCGACCTTCTGGAAGCCCCAGGACTCATAGAGCTGTTCCATGTAGTCCTCACCATCCTGGTTCCAGAAAGGTTCCCGGGCCTCACTCGGAAGCACGAGCCCACGCTCCTGGTAGAACCAGTCCTGGCA